CATGGGCGGCACGTAGCCGGCCTGCTTGCCTGCAATCCTCACACACGCAAACGCCATTGTCTCGAGTCAGGATTCGGGCACGGGTGCGCTGCCATCGGGCGGTGGATAGCCCGCGCTGCTGGTGCAGCGTGAACGTGCTGACGCGGCGAGTGTCTAGCGTCGCCAGCCGAGGCTCGAGCGTTTTTAATGGCATCGAAAAAAAAGGCCGCCTACTAGGCAGCCTTGGCGACGCGCACCTACCCGTGCGGGGGGAATTGCTTGACGCGAATACTAACGCGGCAATAATCAGATTGCAAGATGTTGCCCAGCATCACCGCGCCGCGCTGCACCATGTAAGCCCACTCGTTGCGATGCAGCCCGAGCTTGCGGCAGGTGTCGCGCTTGTGCCGCTCCCACGCCGGCACGGACGACCGGGGGGCGGTGACGTAGTACGCGCGGAGCATCATGCGCTCGCGCCACGGCAGGTAGCGCCAGTTGACCTCCACCCGCCACGCCTCCAGCGCGTCAACTGGCAACGGCTTGGGGTCTCGATCCCAGACTTCGCCCGCCTCGGGCCGATAGCGGCCCTCGATTGAGCGGCAGGATGACAGCCAAGCCCGCTGTCGCGCCCACCGGCCCCAATTCTTCAGTTGGGCGTCCAGGGCATCCTCGACGCGCACAACGTCAGCGTCGTCACGCAACGTAGCTGCCCCCCACGACTTGGAGCGCATCTTCGGCCGACCGCACCACGACGACGGGCGGACCACCCCAGAGCCCAAACCAGACGACCTGGTCGGGCGTCAGTCGGCCGCGCTCGGCCTTGACCTCGAGCAGCCACGCTTTCCCGCCCCGGCCGACGAGCAGGTCGGGGCAGCCTGCGCCAACGGCGGCCAGCGACTGCACCGAGCAGCCTACCTGGCGCAAGGCGTCGACGATCTCCGCGTGGTTGCTGTCAACTTTTGCCGCGCGCCTCATTCCATGCCTCCTGACATCTTGCAGTTAGGCATCCTTCGGCGAGAAGACGCACTTCCACGCCACAACATCGTGATCCACCCACCACGCCTCTCCGAATGCGTTGTGGTGGTCTGGCAGCTTGTGGCAGTCGTCGCCCTGTACTTGCAGCACCACGCTTCGGCCCGTCTTGCAGGCCCAGGCCATCGCTGCTTGTAGCGTCGTGAAACCGCGCACCGGGGCAATGATCCGACCGCTTGCGCGGTAGCGCTGCGCCTTCTTTGGCGTGGTGGCGTGATACAGCAGCATCTCGCGCTTTGTGGCGGGATGCCTAACATCGCGGTCAAGCTGACCATGCACGGCATCCGGCATGGTCGCAACGTCCAACAGTGTATCGCCGTGCATGTCAGCTTACCTCTACGTTAGGCCCCATCGCGCAGCGGGCTCGTCAGGCCCTTGCAGCGCAGGTAGCCGATGCACTGCTGCTCCAGCGCTTCGTCGCCGGCCGCAATGCCCTCCCCGGTGCGCGCGGCACGCATGCGCCGGATCAAGCGCCCAACCAGCAGCGCAAGGTCAAGCGTCTGGCTCCGCAGAATGTCGCGTTCGTGCTCGGCTGTCTCAAGCTCGACCAGCCGTGCCATCGGAATGGTTATGTAGGTGTCTGCCATCGTTTTGCTCCGGGAAGGCGGGGCCTGGCACGTCGCTCAAGCATTGCCCTTCAAGCGCGTCGATCAGGTCGCGCATCGCCGCGTGCCGCGTCAGGTGGTGCTCGTGGGCCTGCTGCCACCTGCCGGCATGGTGTGCCGCCGCGCTTGCCTCGTGGGCGGCGCGCCTCTTCGCCAGCGCCAGCAGCCGCTCGCGCTCGGCCGCCTCAAGCTCGACCAGCCGTGCCATCGGAATGGTTATGTAGGTGTCTGCCATCGGCATGTCATTCGATCAGCATCGGAACAGCATCTGCGGCCCGCGTAATCTGCACGGGGTTACCAGTGGACAACCTCAGCACTTGGCGGCAGTCGTGGGGGTTACCGATCAGCACCGGTTCGGCGACCTGCTGCCCAGCCATCCGGTTTTGCGCCTCAAAGCGGCCAATCAGTTGCCGCGGGTATGGCGGAATCTCCCTGCGCATGGCAAAGCCACGGTAAAGCGCTTGGAAATCTCGCGCGCGGAACGGCAAATCGTCTTCCAAGACTGCGCACAGCTTGATCCATCCGCCTATGTCGTCGATCGCGCGGTGAATCAACGGGTCGTCAAAGACCACGGACTCGTGGCCGCCAACAGTCCTAATCGCCCGCTCGACCTTGGCCCACGCCTGCATCGCAGCGTCTGAGCTGGTGCCGCCCATCATGCGGATCAGGTCCGATGGCTTTGGCATGTACTGGCCGGCATCCGGCGATTTAACGTGCCGGTCAAGGGCCTGGCGAACGGCTGACAGGTCGAATTGCTGCAACGCGGACCAATACAGGTCAATCACGCCCGGGGACACGTCGCGGCCGTACAGCGCTCCGACGTAGGTCAGCATTTCCACGAAAGCGGAGCGGTCAGATTGACGCAGCGGCATCTTGAGCCTCTTTCATGCGAAGCCACTCTTGGGCAGCCTGTCGGTTGCGTTCCTCCAGCGCGGCCTGACGGCCCACCGGCGGGGTCTTGGTGGTGCGTGCGGCATCCTCCAGCAGCCATGACGCCTTAAAGCCTCCCCATCCCTTGGCGGCGGCCTTGGCAATGGCTTGGGGCAGCGTCAGGCCGGCCTTTGTCGCCTCAGCGTTAACGTCGTCCAGGGCGGTCTGCGTCAGCGGCAGGCGCTTTTCCTTCCTTGCCCTTAGCCAGTCCTCCGCGTGTTGCCTGTCCACCCCCATCGACACAAGCTCGGCAACGCCGAGCGTGCTCTTTGTCTTTTTGGTCTGGTCTTGGGTTGAGGATAGGGATGGGGATGGGGTTAGATGCTCTTGCTTGGCAATTGCTTGGCTTTTGCTTGGCAATTGCTTGGCTTTTGCTTCGTATCCCTTCCGGCCCGCATCGGATCGCGAGCGGCTCAAAACCTCGCTGCGCTCAACTTCGCGCTGCATGCGCTTGTTGTAGAAGCCGTCTTCCATTCGGACGAAGAACTCGGAAAGCACGCGGCGAAGGGCCTCCACCTCGTCGCCTGACCTGGCGTTGACAATCCCGCACAGCTTGCGCTCGTCGAGCGGCGCCGGGCCTTTTTGGTCCCAGCAAAACATCAGGAGCTTGAGGAAAGCACCATGCTCGGACATCGAGAGGTGCTGCGTGTCCCGGAGATAGTCCCCAGTGAACAGCGGAAGGTATGCAAAAGACACTGACGCGCCTCCATCGGCGAATTGAATTGAGCGGGTGAGCCTTGGATGGACAAAGCGGCGACGGCCGGTCGCATTTCCCCGCATCCTCATTGTGCCGCAAACGTCCACGCGCGGCAAGGCCAATTAACGCATCGCTTCGCGGATCACCATCGCCAGCAGATCCAGCTCGCTGCATTTGATGATGCGCAAATAGGTCTTGTCGCCATGCACGCCCTTCGGCCCTTGATGGCAGTCAGGGCACAGCGGGACCACCAGCGCATCATCGGCGCGCTGCCCGGCGCCGGCCGCCTCGCCTTCGCGGATGTGGTGAATCGTGGCCGGCACGTCGGCGCCGCGGCCCATCAGGCGGCAGCAGATGCAGCCCATTGCCGCAACGCGGTCGTGCCAGCGGCGGATGCGGCTCAAAGCACCCTCCAGATCCTGACAGGATGGGCATGGGTACGCTGGCTGCGCGCCGGCCTATAGATCGCATTGCCCTCGCTATCCACTCGGGGCGCGATCAAGCGCGCGGCGACTAGGACGCGCGGCAATGCGCCCCAGCCCTTGTGCGTAGCCGGGTACAGGCTGGCGGGAACCTGCTCGCGAAAATCCTCGATGCAGATGTCTGCGCCAACGCGATTGGCCGCCCACCGGCGGAAGGCCGCGCTGATCTGGTCGCCCCAATCCGGGCCGCTTGACTCGAGCGCGCGCTGCTGGCCGGCACGTTTCAGCCGGACGCCTAACGCATCGTGGGTGGGCATACCGTGGCGGTCGAACAGTTCGTTAGAGGGCCAGCGCACTTTGGGCCGTCCTCTCCTGCTGCATGCGGCTGTAGTCGTCGTTCAGCTCACAGCCGAGCCACTTCCGCCCCAGGCTGGCCGCCGCGCGTCCGGTCGTGCCGCTGCCCATGAACGGGTCGAATACAAGGTCGCCGGGCTCACTGCCGCAGAGGATGCACCGCTGCGCCAGTTCGGTCGGCATCGCAGCCGGGTGCTGCCCGTCGCTGTCGCTCGTCACGTCCCACACCGAATGGCCCCACCACTTCGCGCCAGGGTTGCGGGCGAAGTAGTGCTCGTTGCGCGCCAGCAGGTACAGGTATTCGTGGCTTGTCGCCGGCCGGTCAAGCCGCAGCGGCTCCACGGCCGCAGGCTTGCGCCAAATGATCGTCTGCCGCATGTACCAGCCATCGCGGCGCAGCGCGTCGGCCAGGGCAAACGCCACCAGCGTCAGGTCTTTCCTCTTGTAGCCGCTCGGCGGCATCCTGAAGCCCTTGCGCTCGCGCACCGTGGCCCAGCACGCGCGGTCCCCCGCACTACCGCCTCCGCCTTTGCCGCTTGCGGCGAACACGTCCCCCACGTTCAGCCAGAGCGTGCCGTCTTCGGTAAGCAACTCGCGCACCAGGCCAAACACTTCCACCAGCGCAGCCACGTAGTCGGCCGGCGTCTTCTCCAGGCCAATCTGCCCAGGGTGGCCGTAGTCGCGCAGCCCGAAGTAGGGCGGGCTCGTCACGCAGCACTGCACGCGCACGCCTTGCGCCTGCAGGTCGCGCATCGTGTCGCGGCAGTCACCAAAAATCACGCGGTTCATACATTCCTTCGCTTCGGATACAGGCCCTCTAACACCCGGTTCCAAGGGACCGCCTACGGCGGCCCCTGAACCGGCCCGTTAGGTCTCACCTCATCCTTCCGCATTGCGGCCGGCGACGCGCAGCACGTCCCAGTTAGGTTTCACAACAGTCCCTCCTGCACGCATTCGCGCGGTTCTTCGGGCGACAGAAGCTGCCCCTGGGCCTGGGCGCGGGCTATGCGCGCTTTAGCGATCTCAACGTATTCCGCCTCGCGCTCAATGCCGATGAACCCGAAGCTTTCCAGCATGGCGGCCTTGCCCGTGCTGCCGCTGCCCATAAACGGGTCCAGCACCACGCCGCCAGGTGGCGTGACCAGGCGGCAGAGGTAACGCATCAGGTCGGTGGGTTTCACGGTGGGGTGGTGGTTGCGTCGCGGGGACGGCGAGACAAAAGAAAAATCGTCGTGGCCGCAATGGGGCCTGCTTGTCTGTGGGTCACAAAAAGTGTCTCCGCAGACGTTGCATTTCCGCACCCAAGCAGACTGGTCCGCACGATCTCGTTCCTCCAGCCACTCGCACCCCTCATCCCGATCCGCCTTGCTCGCCTTCGCGCAGTAGAAGAAGCGGGCGGCGGACCCGGAGTCGCCTTGCCAATGAAATTCCCTATCTTTCTTTCCCCAGTCTCCAGAGTTAGCGCTTCCTCGGCCCGTCTTCTGTCCACTCCAACTGCCGCTTGTCGTCACCGGAAACGCCGCCAGCACCTCCTCGCTGCCGTCGTGAATCAGGTTGGCGGGCCAGCGGCCGATGGTTGGCCTAGCAATGCCATCTGCTGACCATCCTCCCATGTATACGTTTCGCGGAGTTTCGCCTAAGCCATTCCATCCAGCGGTTTCCGTCCCCACCCTGCACCCATCCACATTCAGCGCCCCCGTACCATGCTCCAGCACGTTTGCGGCCACCGTGCCGGCCAGCGGCTTGCGGGCGACGGTGATGGGTTCGAGGGCGGGCTTTAGAGCAGTGCCCCAGCCGGCCCACTGCTGCGCTTCTGGGGTGGCGGGGGCGGTTTCTTCATGCTGCCCACCTGGTCGAATCAGGCAATCCGATTGCAGATCGTTGCAGCCCTTGACATGATTCCATCTGCCCGGCCCTAGCACCTCCCGCTCCGCGCCCGCCGCCTTGTCAATTGCCTTCGACACATCCAGCGACTTCGGGAACCCCGACCCGTACACCCAGGCGATCATGTCGCGTATCTCAAAGCCCCCATCCTCAATTCGGCACGCCATCCGGTGCTGCGTCCGCGTGCCAGCGAACGCCAGCAGATGCCCGCCCGGCTTGAGCACCCGCAAGCACTCGCGCCACACCTCGACGCTGGGCACGTCGTAGTCCCAACGCTTGCCCATGAATGTCAACCCATACGGCGGGTCGCTCACAATGCTGTCGACGCTGCAATCCGGCAGAGTGCGCAGCACATCGAGGCAGTCTCCGTGCCACAGTTCAGCGTTGCCAATCGCAACTTTCTCAGCCACGGTCAGCCCTCGCGTGAATCAACCCGCTGATCTGCTGCGCCAGTCGGGCAGCGTCGGCAATCATCGGCAGGAGAACCAGCGCGGCCACCGCGTCCGAGGTCTTCAGTGCCTGCTGTAGCTCTTGCGTTGCAAACGTCGCAGAGTGCAGGGCCTTAGTCAGTTCTTCGTCCATCCTCATCCTTCCGTATTGCGACCAGCGACGCGCAGCACGTCCCAGTTAACGTCCGGCCGCAGACGCTCGCAGCGCACGCCCGTTACGCGCTCAATGTCTGGACAGCGCTCGGCTGGCACCCCGCGGGCGCGCCAGTTGGACACCACTTGAGCGGTCACGGCGAGCCGGTCGGCAAGCTGTTTGGTCCCGCCGGTCTGCTTGATCGCTTCGTCGAGCGCGTCAGAAGGGGTGCGATTCATGGGTGCCAATGCGCGGATGAACATGCTTGATTAAACACCACGTTTATGTGGTTTGTCAACACAGCGTGTAATACACGGACTGTTGACATGCGGCGAAACATGCTGTTTAATGCCTTCCATCGAACGACGCAACGCGAACGTAGAAGTTGAGCCGGTGACCCCGGCAACGGAGGAACGATGACCACAGAAGCAACGCCGGGGGCGCTCGGCTCGAACGACCAGTTAGGCGCGTGGCAGCCAATCGAGACAGCGCCGCGCGATGGGAGGCGCGTGTTGGTGTGGATTGCAGACAGCCACACCGGGCACGCCTTTGCAAAACTGTGGTTCTACAGCACAGACGGGCGACTTGGTGGCGGCGCAGAGGGCTACAACGGAGACTGGAACATCACGCACTGGATGCCACTTCCTTCACCACCTAACGAACGACGAGAGCGGCAATGAAACTGGCAACTGAAGGCAGATTCAAGGATCACAACGGCACGCTGGTGCCCTACAAGCTGGTGCGCGAGCAGCAAGGCGACATGCCGGTTTGGTGGCACTGCCAGATTGACCCGCACGACGCGGGCGAGTGGAACGCAGCGGGCAGCGGCCGTAACCATGCCGATGCGCTGAAGACGGCCCGCGCGTGGTGGAAGCAGTACGACACAGCGCAATGAGCCCAGGCATAACGACTCGAGGTAGCACATGCGATCGATCTATCAGATTCAGCACGACGACCTGACGGCTGCCGAGCTGCTGGCCGAACGTGCCGCAGTTATCGCCGCCCAGCGGGACGCGGAAGCGCGACTGTGCCGCGCGCTTGATCGCGGCGCTGCGCGGCCGGACGAGGCGGTCGAGTGCGCTCGCCTGGGCGCACTGCAACTCGCTATCCAGCAACGACTCAGGAGGATGTGATGTTGAACCCGCTGATTAAGCGCCACGCCGACGGCACGCGGTCTGTCGGCGCAACCGAACTACACATTTACGTCGCGCCGTGGTCGACGCTGGCGGCCCGCCAAAACGATGCCGTTTTCCTCAGCCTGTCGGCCCCTCGCGCCATGTTGTCGGGTGTGCTGACTCGCGATGAGGCCCT